CTCGAACAGTTCATGAACGAGAGCTACCCCGAGGCTCTCGCCTGGTTCGAGGACGTCGCGTTCACCGACGGCAACGGCGTCGGCCAGCCGCTGGGCTACCTCAACGCCCCCGCAGCCGTCACCGTCGCCAAGGAGTCCGGGCAGACCGCGGGCACGATCCTGTGGGAGAACATCGTCAAGTGCTACTCCCGCATGCTGCCGGCCTCGATCGGCCGCGCGGTGTGGGTGGCGCACATCGATACGTTCCCGGAGCTCGCCACGATGGCGCTGTCGGTGGGCACCGGCGGGTCCGCGGTGTGGATCGGCAACGGTGACGGTGCGGGCGCGCCCCCGGTCACGATCCTCGGCCGCCCCGTCGTGTGGACGGAGAAGGTCAGCTCGGTCGGCACCGCGGGCGACATCAACTTCGTCGACTTCGGCTACTACTTGATCGGTGACCGGCAGGCCATGCAGTCGGCCACCAGCACCGAGTTCAAGTTCGGCAACGACAAGACCGCGATGCGGGTCATCGAGCGCGTCGACGGCACCCCGTGGATCAAGTCCGCGATCACCCCCCGCAAGGGCGCCAACACCCTGTCCCCGTTCGTCAAGGTCGCCACCCGCTGATTCCCAATCCCTGGCCGGGCATTGAAACCCCCGGCCGGGGCTAACCCCAGGGCGGCAGTAACGCCCCGCCCGGAAAGGCAACATCATGGGAGCAATGGAAGGGCTCGCAAGGGTCTTCAACCCTGTGCCGATCGCGGCAGGTGCGGCGCTGTCGCTTCGCGATGCGGGCGGCGTGACGTTCCTCTGCACAGGCAACGACACGTTCACCATCACCGTGTCGGACACCTTCGGCGGGTCGTACGCCACACCCGGCAACATCATCACCAAGAAGATCACCAACACGTCGACCAACGGCACCGCAGCGTGGGTCTCCGCGTCCCAGTCCGCGTCGAACGCCGTGACCATCTCCTCTGGCGCCGTCGCGTTCTACGTCTCCGGGGACTCCCTGCCCGACGGAAAGTCGTACGTCAAGGTGTCCGTCGGCGCCTCCGGCCTTGTTACCGCGCTGCTCCACGACCTGACCGTGCAGCGCAAGGCCGACAACCTCGCGATTCCGGGGGCCTGATCATGTCTGTACTCATCCAGGCCGACCAGCTCCGCACACTGGCGCTCGGTACGCAGGCGGCGAACTCCTCCGGGAAGACCGTCCCCCAGAACGCGACCTCCACCATCTTCACCGTGTCCGGCGGCCGGGTGGCCGTCACCAGCCTGGTGGGCAAGGTGACCACCGTCATCGGGGGCACCACGCCCGCGCTGAAGCTGGTCGCCACCCCCACCGTGGGCACGGCGAACGACCTGTGCACCACGGGCACCATCACGGGCGACGAGGTCGGCACCCTCTACGCGCTGCCCGGCCCGACCGGATCCGCCGTGAACATCTCCGGGTCCGGCTCGGGTGGAGTCACCGGGCAGACCGCGCCCGTGATCGTGGCCGCCGGAACGATCGGCGTCAACGTGTCCGCGGCAGACGCGACCGGCGCCATCCAGTGGGAGCTGACCTACGTGGCGCTCGACAACGGCGCCTCGGTGACGGCGGCCTGACATGGCGCTGTGGATCTGCACCAGGTGCACCACCGCGTACAGCGTGGGTGCACCGCGGTGCCCGCAGTGCAGCAGTACGGAGCACGTCGAGGAAGGAGCGGCAGACATGCCGAAGATCACCGTGCACGGCGGGCCCTCGGTAGCGGGCGCGTCCATGGTGGGCGGCTCGTGGTCCAGCGAGGGCGACCCGGACATCTGGCCGGAGCCCGCGGGAGAGGAAGGGGGTGAGGAGTCATCCCCTGGGAGCAGCTCCGAGACATCACCCGAGAAGCCGTCGAACGATTCCGAGCCGAGCGAGACGCCGACCCCCAAGCGTGCCCGAACGACGGCCAGCCGCTCGAAGAAGGGCCAGACGGACAGCTCTTCTGCCGCTTCGACGGATGGCGACCAGACGGCCGGTACGTCGGCTGCTGACGAGTCCTGACCCCGTCCACCGCTACGACACCGAGAGGAGGTGACGAGAGATGACGACACCCTGGTACGCGACCCGCGAGGAGATCAAAGCCGAGCTGGACGTGAAGGAGACTGCGCGCTCCAACGCGAGGATCGACCGCGCGCTGGCCGATGCGACCGAGGCCGTTGAAGGCCTGACGCACCGCGTGTTCTACCCGGTGCAGGACGCCCGCAAGATGGACTGGCCGCCGCGCGCCGGGATGACCCCGTGGATCCTGCGCCTCGACGCAAACGAGGTCATCTCCGTCACCTCCCTCACCTCCGGAGGCGTGACGATCGCCCCCGGCGACTACCTCCTGCGGCGCGCCGACGACGAGGCTGAGCCTCCGTACACGCGCATCGAAGTCAACCTCGGCTCCAGCGCTTCGTTCGGTGGGGGCCGCACCTACCAGCAGGACATCACCGTCACCGGGCTGTTCGGCTACCGCAACGACGAGACGGCGGCCGGCACCACCGTCGAGGTCCTCGACGCGACCGAGAACGGGATCGACGTGGACGCGACGGTGTCCGCGGCGGTGGGTGTCGGGTCCCTGCTCCGCATTGACGCGGAGCGGGTCATCGTCACGGGGCGGTCGATGCTCGACACCGGGCAGACCCTCGGCGGCAGTGGCCTTACGAACGTCAACAACTCCGTCGTCGGCACCGTGCAGAACGGGGCCGCCTTCGCTGCGGGGGAGACGATCCTCATCGACGGCGAGCGGATGCGCGTCGATGAGATCGCGGGCAACGCCCTGGTTGTGACCCGCGCCTGGGACGGCTCGACGATCGCCGCGCACGCCGTCGGCGCCTCCATCTACGCCCCGCGCACGCTCACTGTGGTCCGTGGCGCGCTCGGTACGACGGCCGCCACCCACAGCAACGGGGCGAGCGTCTACCGGTGGGACGCCCCCGGGAGCGTCCGGCAGCTGTGCGTCGCAGAGGCGCTCGTCGATCTGCTGCAAGGCCGCTCCGGGTACGCGCGGACCGCCGGGTCCGGGGAGAACGAGCGCGAGGCGTCCGGCAAGGGGATCGCTGACCTGCGGGCCCGCGTCCACACCAGCCACGGCCGCAAGGCTCGAACGAGGGCGGTCTAGTCATGCTCCTTGACGTCTCCAGCAGCAGCCGCGGCCCCCTCTTCGACGGACGGGCCCGCGCCGCCGCGAACGCCTACGTCAACCGGCTGGAACGCGACCTCGCCGAAGAAGGCCTGTCGATCCTGCGCGGCGAGATGCACCGCGTGTTCCGCAACCCGACCGGCTACTACGAGTCCCGCTGCCAGGTCATCGAAGGCCACAAGATCTCCGACAGCCGCGTCGTGTACGGGCCGTGGCTCGCCGGCATCGGCTCCCGGAACTTCCCCGTGACGAAATTCAAGGGCTATGACCACTGGATCGTCACCCGGGACAAGCTGAACGCCCGCAAGGTCGGTATCGGTGAGCGGCTCCTGCGCCGGTACACGGGACGGATGTGATTGCCGTGGCCCTCGATCTCCTCGCCTACCGCAGCGCGGCCATGTCCCACGCTCAGAGCCTCGGCCTGTTCGGGCAGGTGCTGGACCACGAGCCCGTATCGGCTCCCGGTAGCGGCCTGATCTACGCGGTGTGGGTTACCGACGTCGTACCGATCCCGGCCCAGTCCGGTCTCAACTCGGTGTCGGTGCGGATGGAGCTGAACGGGCGGGTGTTCATGCCAGCGGACACGGAGCCGCAGGGCGGCGTCGACATTGCCGTGACCGATGCGGTGAACGGGCTGATGAACGCCTACGCGGGCGACTTCGAACTCGGCGGGACCGTCGCGGAGGTGGACCTGCTGGGCATGCACGGCGCCAGCGTGCGGGCCCGGTTCGGATACACGCGGCTCGACTCGACGACATACCGGGTGGCCACGCTCACGGTGCCCCTGATCATCAACGACGTGTGGACGGAGGCCCCGTAGTGGCAAAAACAGGCGGGCTTGGGGACGCGCTCTACCTGGCGGGCAACAACCTGTCCGGCGACATCACCGCCCTCGGCAACATCGGTGGCGGCCCTGCCGTCCTGGCGACCACCGGCATCGACAAGTCCGCGATGGAGCGGATCGGCGGCGTACGTGATGGGCGCCTGGAGATGACCGCGTGGTGGAACCCGACCGGCGCACACCCGGTGCTCGCGGCGCTGCCCACTGGGGACGTGCACCTGATGTACTGCCGCGGCACCACGCTCGGCAGCCCTGCGGCGGCGATCGTCGCCAAACAGGCCAACTACGACGGCCAGCGCGCGAACGATGGGTCGTTCTCCTTCTCTGTGTCCGCGCAGGCGAATGCGTACGGCCTGGAGTGGGGTTATCTCCTGACCGCTGGGCAGCGCACCGACGTGGCGGCGACGAACGGCACCGGCGTGGACTTCGGGTTGGGCAGCTCGCCGCTGTTCAACGGGCAGGCCCTGTTCGGCGCGCAGGCCTATTTGCAGGTGTTCGCGTTCACCGGCACCGATGTGACGATCAAGGTCCAGGACAGCGCGGACAATGCGACGTTCGCGGACGTCGCTGGGATGACGTTCACTGCGGTCACTGCCGCGCCTGGGGTGCAGCGGATCGCTACCGCGTCGGGGCAGACGGTGCGCCGCTACCTGCGCGCGGTGACCACGACGAGCGGCGGTTTCACCTCGGCGACGTTCGCGGTGGCCGTGGCCCGCAACGACGTCTCGACGGTCTTCTAGGGAGGTGAGTTTCTGATGCGTATCGAACCGAACATGCCAGCCCACCTCTACCAGACGTACTCCATCACCGCGCCGATGGATACCACGGTCGTCGCCGCATGCGAGCAGGTCGCCTGTCCAGCGTGGACGCGCGGCTGGGACTCCGTCATCGACGAGCGGACCGAGCTCGGCAAGCAGCAGGCCCACTACATCCGCACTCAGTCCGGGCGCACGTTCCGGGAGATGAAGACGGACGCCGGGCTGACCGTGTTCCGCTTCGAGGCACACCAGCGGTGTTTCGAGGAGCACCGCACTCGCCCGGAGATCTACCTCGTCCGCGATGGCGACCACCGGGGTAACCCGACCGGTCGGCGGCGGCAGCACACGCGCCCAGCGGACTGGGTGGAGGACATGGCCGAGAACCAGGGCCACCTCATCGACCTGCGGGAGAGGGGCTGAGGTGAGCGGCTACCGCATCGAGATCGACGACACCGACTTCACCGGTGAGTGCGAGGACATCGACTTTGCTACCCGTCGCCTGGTCTACGAGGAGTCCAACGGCCGCAGTGCTCTGCGCTTCCTCGGGCCTGCGGGGTTCCAGCTGACGCTGATCAACCCGACGGACCAGGCGCGGGCTCTCGTGGACGACGGGCGATCCACCCGAACCGTGAAGATCACGTGCAACGGCCACTCCATCAGCCATCCCGTGCGCTTCCTCAAGGAATGGACCACAACGGACGGCGTGCGCAAGGTCTTCGGGGCTCTTGCCTGGGACACCGACCGCGACGCGCAGTGGGTCAACGAACCGCAGCTCGCCGAGGCGTAGCTCCAATCAGAAGGGTGTAGACCATGGCAAAGACCTCAGGCCTCGGCTGGAGCGTGTGCTCCGTGGACGATGCAGCGGGCGTCGTCCGCACGATCATCAACGACGTCACGAACTTGCAGTTCGCGACGCCGCGCGCCGTGCAGGACATCACGGGCGTCGACAAGAGCGCGATCGAGCGGCTCCTGCTCCTCGCGGATTTTTCGATCACGCTGAACATCGTCGCGAACTTCACGGCGAACCAGGCCCACGACGTGTTCAAGACCGTCCCCAGTACCTCCGTCGCCCGGACCACGACCCTCACCGTCGCTGGCAAGACGTTGGCGAACGAAGTGCTGTACACGGACTACCCGTTGCAGAGGTCCGCGTCCGGCGAGCTCACCGCTTCGGTGCCTGGCGTCCTCGCGGACGGCACCGTACCAACCTGGGCATAGCGGTCAACTCGGACACACTTTGAAAGGCGGCACGGCCGTGGGCTACAAGACCAAGGTCAAGACCTACACGATCAACTTCGCCCCGGGCCACGAGCACCACGGGGCCGAAGCCAAGGTCCGCGGCATGTCTCTCGGCGAGTACATGGAAGCGACCGGACTCGACGGAGGCGACGGCGACGGCAACGCCGGAAGCCTGAAGAACTTCATCAGCCACCTCGTGAGCTGGAACCTCGAAGACGAGGACACCGGGCAGCCGCTCCCGCCCACCGAGAAGGGCGTGCTGTCCGTGGACCACGACCTGATCGTGGCCATGAACAACGCGTGGATCCAGACCCTCACGGGGGTCCACGGCGCCGACCCTTTGCCCGAGAGCTCGACCTCTGGCGAACAGTCCCCGGTGCCGTCGATTCCGATGGAACCCCTGTCCGAGAGCCTCGCGAGCTGAAACGGGCGCGGTGGGTGCTCGGACTGTGCGACCGGTTCAAGTGCCTGCCCAGCCAGCTGTACGAGGAGGACACGGATCTACTGCGCCTGATCGCGATCGAGCGGCTCGGCGCAGCACCCGAGGAGCCAGGAGGGGAGGTGGGCAATGTCTGATGACGTGACGATCACAGTGCGGGTTGATGACCGCACAGCGGCCGGGTTCCGTGACGTCGACGGGCGACTCCGCGACATGCGCGGCAGGTACGCGACGGCGGCCGGGGACGTGCAGCGGTCGTCGTCGAAGGCAGATAAGGCCATGGTCGACATGCGGGCGACGATGCTGTCCCTCGCCCCGGCCGTGATTCCGGTCGCTGCCTCCCTCGCCCCGGTTGCGCTGCATGCGGGGGCGGCGGGGCTGGCGGTCGCTGCGTTCGGTGCTGCGGTGATTCCGCAGATCGGGAATCTGAAGGACGCGGCCGGCGCGCAGGACAAGTACACGCAGGCCGTCACGAAGTACGGGGCGCAGTCGAAGCAGGCCATGGCGGCGCAGCAGTTCGTTGCGGACACGCTATCGGGGATGCCGAAGGCGACGCAGCAGGCGTCTGCCGCGTACTCGAATCTGCGGGACAAGTTCCAGGCGTTTTCCGACAGCAACGCGAAGTTCACGATGGCCCCGGTCGAGAAGAGCTTCGCGGTGCTTGGGCAGATCCTGCCGAAGCTGACCCCGATGGCTCGCGGCGCCTCGACGCAGCTGGACCGGCTGGTGACCGTCGCGGGCGGCGCGGTCAACACGAGCGGGTTCGACGCGCTGTCGAAGAAGGTCGGCACCTTCGCGAACTCGTCGTTGAAGAGCGCGACGGACGGTGCGATTCACTTCATGCGGGTGCTGTCGGAGGGCAAGTCGTCCGGCCCGATCGCGTCGTTCTTCGCCTACGCCAAGGCGCAGGGGCCGGCCGTCAAGGAACTGCTGACGAACGTGGCCAAGGCCGTCAGCAACCTGCTTCAGGGCGCGTCGCAGGCTGGCCCGGGGATGCTGTCGTTGGTCAACGCGTTCGGCAAGCTGGTCGCGGCGGTGCCTCCGTCGCTGATCGGCAACCTGATGCAGGTGTACGCGGCGTTCAAGCTGATCAAGCTGGCGGGTGCGGGGATCGGCGTGGCAGCGGAGGGCATCACGTCCATGCGGACGGCTATCACGGGGCTGACTGCGGCGTCGGCTGCGGCGGGCGGTGGGATGGCGGGTCTGCGGGCCGCGTTCATGTCGCTGGGGACTGCGGCGAAGGCAACCGTGGTCGTGGCGGGTATTGCTGCGGTCGCGGTGGTGTTCTCGAAGTTGTCGGACATGGGGAAGAAAGCACCTCCGGACGTCGACAAGATGACGACGGCGCTCGGCAATCTTGCCCGTACAGGCAAGGTCGGTGGCGAGGCCGCACGCTCCTACGGCAAGGATCTGAGCGGTCTCGGCGACTCGCTGCGCACCCTGTCGCGCCCGTCGAACTTGGACAAGACGCAGCAGTTCCTCACCTCGCTGGTCGGTATGGACTCGACCCCGGTGAAGAAGGCGAAGGAAGATTTCGACGGCATCGACAAGGCTCTGGCCAACTTGGTCAGGGGCGGCAAAGCCGATATGGCCAAGCAGGCTCTTGACGACACGATCAAGAGCCTGAAGAAGCAGGGGTTCACCTCGAAGGAGGTGACGTCTCAACTCGACGATTACAAGTCGGCGCTGGCGGATCAGGCGCTGGAGCAGAAGCTGGCCGCCGAGTCGCAGGGCCTGTTCGGGCAGGCGGCTCAGGACACGGCCGCGAAGCTGGACTCGCAGAAAGCATCGGCCGACGGGCTGCGCGGTGCGATCCAGGCTCTCAACGATGTCCAGCGCCAGGGCCTCGGCGGGATGATCGGTTTCGAGTCGGCGATCGACGCGGCATCGAAGGCCGCGAAGGACAACGCAGGCGCGCTCAGCATGAATCACGGGGTCCTCGACCTGAACAGCGAGAAGGCGCGGAACGCGGCGTCCGCGTTGCAGGACCTCGCGGACAAGACCGACTCGGCCGCCACCTCTGCGCGGGAGTCCGGGTCGTCGTGGGAGACCGTCAACGGGATCTACGCCCGGGGCCGGTCCGAGCTGGTCAAGTCGGCGCGGGCCATGGGCCTGTCCAAGACGGAGGCCGGGCAGCTCGCAGACCAGATCCTGCGTATCCCGGACAAGAAGTCCACGAAGCTGGAGATGCGCACGGAGGACGCGGTCACCGGGCTCGACTCGGTGCTGTCCGCGCTGAAGAAGACCCCGAACGCGAAGCACGTCACGGTGTCCGCGCTGACGGACGATGCGGTGTCGATGCTCCGCGACCTGGGTCTGAAGGTCACCAGGTTGAAGGACGGACGCTTCCAGATCACGGCGAACGGGAAGCCCGCGAAGAGCGCGATCGACGGGGTGCAGCGGGCCCGCGATGGCCTGAAGGACAAGACGATCACCCTGTCGGCGCGGGACCGGGCCAGTGCGGCGGCCCGCGCGATCCAAGCGGCGATCAATGCGCTGCGCAGCAAGACGGTCACCGTCACGACCGTCCGCGAGGTGAAGGCGGTGTACAGCACCGTCGGACGACCCACCTCGGGTGAGGGTGGGGTCTCCAAGAACGCCACCGGCGGCCGGGTGAGGGGCTACGCATCTGGCGGGGATGTGCAGATGTTCCCGAACGGGGGCTACGTCGATGGGCCGGGCGGCCCAACATCTGATTCGATCTTGGCCCTGATGGGCTCGGGTGCGGCTGCGCACGTCAGCGACACCGAGTACGTGGTCCAGTCGTCTGCGGTGAAGAAGTACGGCGTGGGCCTGCTGGACGCATTGAACGCGGGCCGGTTGAAGCTGGCGGGGTTCGCGAAGGGTGGTCTCACCGCGGCGGAGAAGTCCGCTCGCTCGCAGCTGTCCGGGCAGTTCGGGATCTCCCACTTCGGCAGGATGG